CACCTCTGTATCAGGATAAGCATATTCAAATAAACGACCAAACTTCTTAACGGCTTCTTTATGCCCGTCAGTCTCTTTATTATTATATTGCTCCATGAAATTAGGGTCCCTTTGTAAACGTGCAATTTCCGCTCTAGCAGACTCAGGCGTCATCTCAAAAGATTGAGGTTTGCCAGGTTCTGCTCCAGCTTCAGCCATCATCTGGCCTACTTTTGCAAACATTTTAACAAACATAGGATTATTTCCTTGACCAGTATTATCTAGCCAATTTAAAAAATCTTCACCTCCAAGTTCTCTAGCAGCACGTTGAGAAAGGTCTATTTGCTCATCAAATGCTTTACCTAGATCAGTTTTTAGTGTTTTATACCATTCTGCTTTTTGATTTTCATCAGCAGTTTTTTGGTTGGTAAATTGTTCAGACATATATTTCAAATAACCGTTATTTAAGTCATTAGCTTGTTTATTTGTTAAACCAGCTGAATGCATAAGAGCTTTCATTTGTTTTTCCATGTCTTCATTATAGTCCATGCCTTCTGGAAGTTCAGCCTTAGTAAACTCATACTCTTTAGGTCGTCCTAAACGATCATAAAAAGCATTCATTTCTTCAGGTGTTGCATTTTCAGTTGGTAAAGCTATTTTATCAGTACCTACCATTTTTTGGGCATGTATATAAGACTTTGCTAGTCCTCCTACATCTTTAATATCAGCGAGACTCGGATCGGTTCTAACATCATCTGGTAATGCATTTTTCCAATCAACCGAGCTCCCCGTATCGACTGATGACTCTACAGCTGTTTCTGTAGCAGCTTCAGCGGACCCTGTTGCCTCTTCACTCATAATTTTCTCCTGCGACTAATCGCAATATTTCCTTCGGATCTCGTTCAATGAACTTCAGGATTTGTAGTACAATACTTCTTTGTCCTTCTTTAAAAGATGTACTGTGTGGGTCACCTGGAGTAAAGGATGTTACATCTAAGAAACATACCTTACTTAGGTGTTCTAGCACGCGCTCACCGTCTTTGGTGTTGAACACGGCGCGATAAGAATCGTGTAATTCGTTTAGTTTAGGTTTCCTCGCCACCTAGTAGTCCTGCCGCATTGGCATCTTTAGCAGCTCCAGCAAGTTGCTGTGCTTGTTCTGCTTGTGCCATAGCTTCTTGTTGTTGCTGTCTTTGTTCTCTCATCATAGCAACACTTTCATCATCTAACAAAGTTTCGATAGGTGCGTCAAGTGTACCATGCGCCCATTTGAATGCACCATCAGCATCTAAGTTATCAAATATTTCAGGTTTTACTTGTGCCAACGGAATCATTTGTTCTAAGAACCTGCTAAAGTTAAAGATCTGCTGAGCTTTCTGAGCACGAGCTACAGGAGATACATATTCTACTTTTAGAGCCTGACCTTGTATTTCAGGTGGTGCTGCTGGAATAGCATTTCTTCTAGCCATGATAGCAAATACTCTATCAATTAAAGGTCCTAAGAATTCTGTTTGTAGACGACCAACCATTGGTCCTAACAACCTCATTTTTTCTTCTTGACGTTGTAATACTTCTGTTGCGGTCATTTGTGGACCGTCTTGCCTCATTTGTAACCAATCAACATGGAAAGTCTTAAGTATATGTTCACGTCTAGTTTCTATAAAGTCTAAACCAATATCTGGCCTTACTGCATTAGCAATAGGCTCGATCTTATCTTGTGTACCTGAACGGTAATAGTTTAAGCCACCTGGAACTGTTCTAAGTGGTAACATAAAACCGTCATCAGGAACCAAAAGGGGTGGATCAGTTGCTTTTTGAGCAGCCCTAATAACGGTTTTAGTCATTTCGTTTACCATCCGTATATCTGGTAAACATGTCATAGCTGGAGAACGACCGTATATCTCTCCAGCAGTTTTGGACCAGCGAGGGACCATATATGGAAATTCATTAAATCCTGATTCAGCTAATAAGATTTTTTCTTCAACTAGTACATAACAACTACTAAATGGTAGTTCAGTTGCACTCTTTAAACCAGGACCATAAGAGTCTCTAGGTTCGACTGCATGTATACATGTAAATTCTTGGTGTGGTTGTTTGTATGAATTCTCTATAAATTTTTGTGGTAGTCGGTCTGCATATAATTGTACTAGTTGTCTTGCTGTATGTTTGTATTTACGATATAGTGTATCTACCTTATGTTCTGAATCTTCAGCAATAAAACATTCTGCTAAGTGATATGTTCTAAAGTTTATAGGACCACCAGCTTTATCTTCAACATACATAACTGCTGTACCGTACGATCCAAGGTCTAAGTATAATTCATGAACTGCCGTAGTAAAGTTACCACCAGCTGCGTTGAATACATCATCAAATAATGTTTCAGTTGTACCTTGTAACCAGTTTCTTACTGAGTGTGGTAAGACATCATCCATAGCTGGAATTTGTAAACTAAACCAATTCTCAGAACTTGATGTAAGAAAGCCATGTAAACCAGAAGCTAACTGTTCATTTGCTAAAGGTGCTGTAGAATCAAACACTAAGTCATAACGTGTACGATCTCCTTTACCTCTTTCAATAGAAAAATCACCACGTCTTGGATTGACAAAGTTAGTACAATCCTGCCAGAGTGGCTCCCAGGTTGAACGCATCGATTCTAATTGACCCATACGTTTAATAATGTGGTCTACTTTCTTTTCCATTAAGTCTCAGTATAACTTCCCATTAATTTCTTTTTCTGGATATTTTCCATACCTACTAAACCTTGAGCTTTACCAGCAGTCATTAAAGTAGATTGTCTACCTCTTGCTTTACGCTCAATAGCTGCATAATCTGCAACTGGTTTTTGCACTTCCGCCTTTTTAGGTGGTGGAGGTGGTGGAGGTGGTGGTGGGGGACTATAACTTCCGCCGCCGCACATTAAAGCACCTTCCTGAAGGTATTTCCTGAAACTTCATATCCTAAATGTCTATACAATTTTCTGGTCCTCTCAATTTCAATACCGGTACTAGTAGCCGGTCTTACCTCTTTTGCGTTTTTTCTTGTAGCCCATTTTTCGAACTCCTTAAACATTAATACTGACGCCATGGCTCCCCTTTTTGACTTATCGACATATACCAATAAATCAGTCGCCATAAGGTCTTTACCAAAATAATACTCTGTTATTAACCCAACGAACATACCTTTTATACATTTATTTTCATCTTCTGCTACAATAGCATAATAAATGTCAGGATTAGCTATGGCAAAATAACCTAATTCTGTTAATTTTTGACGATCTAGGTTCAGATGTTTAAAGTTTGATTCTTCATGCATCTTCTCCCCTAGAGTAATCATTGGCTCAATATCAGCCACTGTAAACGGTCTTATCCTAATATCTGATACTCCTGGTCTGCTTGTCTAGGTAGTTTTTTCATTTTAGTATTCTGTCTATCTCTAATAGCTAGGGCCATATACCTCATAGCATCTGCTGGGTGGGAAGACCAATCGTGTAATGGTCTATCTTTAAAGCATTTATTCTTCTCGTCAAAATCTTTCCTGTACTGTCTTAAAGCTTCGATCAGGTGTGAACATTTATCCTCGTCAAAGTAACACCTAGGTAATATAGTCCTGACAGCTTCAATCCCGTCTTCAATCCTTAAGTTAGGTACGACACGGAACTTAATTCCTAGGTCCCGTGCCGACTCAAGACGAGAGCGACCCGTTGACATCTCTCTCACCTTAATATCATGTGGAGCGATGTGTTCTCCGTAAACGTAATCTTTTTCTCTAAGTGTTTTTATATAATGAGCTAGACCTTCTCCTGAATTTTCGTAATAGTCTATAATCCTGATTTCTGAACCGTATATTTGATAGAAAATAATAGCTGTACTATCTCCCATACCTAAGTCCCAGGCGGTATGAACGTCCAATAGCGGATCGTACGGTACCTTAACAATTCGCTTATCGGCCAGAGCTTTTGCCATTGGGTTACCATAGTACGACCCGACTAAAGGAGCGTCGAATGAACAATAGAACTCTTGCTGGATCATCTCCTCAGGCATCCCAGCATCGCGCTCATCGTCAATAGCTTCTTGTGTCACAGCTCTTGTATCATCTATTGAAAGGCTCTGACTAAACCATTTCTCATTTTTACGTCCCATACTATACAGTTCGTAACCGTGGTTACGTCCCCTAGCTGTATAGATAAACACAGCCCAACCGTTATTTTCTGCAAGGATAGGTCTGATATAATCCCAGGCCCGTGGGTCTTGGACCGAGTACTCTGAAAAGATTACACCTACTGGATTGGCTCCGATCAATCTGTCTACGTTATCTGTACCGACAACCTGGTAGATCGAACCGTTCTTCAAGGTTAATCTCATTTCAGTATTATTTTTAGCTTCTACTAATTCTGCTGGAAAATGGTCAATAAACTTACGACCGTCCCTGGTCATACCGTCCCACGCTATTTTCCGTCCTTGGTTATAGGTTGGGAAGAGATGCCAGTATAGTCCTGGACGCTTTAACGCGCATACTGCACACCAGTTTATTGAACACAAATCTTTGCCAGCACGACGGTGCCATACTGCTACAGCCCGTTTGCCACCTTTCTCTAAGAACTTCCAGAGTGGAAGTTGATAGTCTCTTGGTTTCCAGTTATGTGGTATTCTGATCTTCATCGTCTGAGAATTTGACAACTTCGATTGTCATCTCTCCTGTTGACACTTGGTTTACGTCGACAGCTTTACGCTTCGGCGCTACGTATTGTGCTAGTTCCTTAAAGCATTGTAATTTTAACTCAGGCGACGAATTGGGGTCCTGGCTAATCATAGCCATTCCTTCAATAGGGTCTACGCCAAGGTCATCTAAACGATCTTGGATTTCCTGTGTCCTTTTGTTCTTTGATCCTGCTGGTCTCCCAGAACCAGATCTTTTTCCACCATGTGCCATATGGGTATTTATAACACTTTTTTCGAATATTGTACAATTATTTTACGAATTAAATTCGTTTACTAAAAGTACTCCCGCAGATCGACTGGGTAGGGGCGCCAGGCTGCCGTCCTGGCAGACTAGCGCCCCGGGGCCCGCCCGGGAACCAGGGACGGTTCCAGGGGGCCCCGCCATGGGCCGGGCGGGCGGGTGTCCCCATCGAAGGCGCATATTAACATATTCTAATATACTAATATAAATTAATTAAAATAAAGTTGTACAAATGATTTATAATTTATTATAATAGATTATATTAAGTTGATTAGTTAATAATTAATTTAATAACAAGAAGCGAACTTATGGGAAGTGAGCATAATAGTAAGAAAGGAGAAAGTAATGAATAAAAAAGTTAAGTTCTTCGTTTTCTTAGAGGTTAATGACGAAAAGTTGAGATACTTACCAAAACAAGCTATCGATATACTAACTAATCATCAACTTCCTCTGAATAAGGAAATTTCAGAGCTTGACGTGAAAAAGGAAATGAACAGATTGGCTGACGAAGGGAAGTTAATCACACGTCAAGAACCTATGAGGATCTTTAGTTACTATCGTCCTCGTATGTTGGAAAACGAACTTTTAATGATGAAGTCTAAATAATCATTCGAGCTGGTCATCTCGTTAAACTGACCGAAGTGAAACAGAAAGGAGAAAATTATGTACAACATTTATTTTAAACATATCGACAAATCCCTAAGTTATTTAGGAGAAGTTGATGAAAAGGATATCGCTCCATATAAATTGTACCAGATCTTAAATGATTCAAAAATATGGTTCGAGTATGATCGAGAAAGGAAAATCATATATGTAAACAGATCTTACTAGGAGGTGAGCTTATAAGATGATGTAAAATTTGGAATTAGCCTGTCGCGGATAGTCTTTAGCGGATAATCCGCCCCTGCGCGAGTGAAAAAGGGCGACGACGGGGGGAGGGGGCGTCGTCGAAGCACGGTACGTTGGAGCCGAACCATGGTACGTTGGACAGGGCGCGTCGTCGTTGGTACGTTAATCAAAGTTTAAGGACCGTCGCAGTGGTTATTTCTCCACAATCCATGGCGCCTGCGCCCATAAAAATTGATTTTTTATCAAATCTAGAAGCCGTAATTAATTTACGGTATTAATAATATCGAAGTATACTTCGGATAAAATATATTGTATAATATATTATGGAGTTAAATTGGTTAACTCCTTTAATTAGAAAGGAGAAGTTGTTATGTCAGAAGCTGTAAAAGTTATTAAAGACGTTACACCTGCGCCTGAAAATGTTAAGAAAGTCGAAAATAAGAAAATGAAGTTTTATATCTTCAACAAACTTACTGACGACAATCTTAAATATCTTCCCCGTCAAGCTACGGATATTTTAAAAAATCTAAAGTTTGAGTTCGGGAAAGAAATTTCAGAAGCTGATGTTAAAAAACGTGTTGACGAACTTGCGAAGTCGAACATCTTAATTACTCGTCAGGAGCCGATGAGAATATTTACATATTACCGTCGTAGAATGATTGATAATAAAGCTGTTGTTCAACTAAACAAATAGTCATGAAGTTCCGTCGATCTTTTGAAGATCGGCGGAATTTTAAAAATAAAAGTTACAGGCGCTACATAACGGTACGTATTATGAAAGAGAAGAAAGACACAGTGGAGCTTAAATGTTATATTTGTTCTACTGTTCATATAAAATTTAGCGACATACCAGATGGTCTGGAGTTAAATATGGAAAACGTACAACACTTATTAAATTCCGATGACGATCATATATATAATTATGAACATCAAATGACTGAATCACGGGAGCTACTAAGTGTGTATATTATGGAAGATGGTATGCAGAGGCTGCAGTTACCAAAAGATGTTTTATTTAAAAAAGTAGGAGATCAATTGGTTGTTACAGGTCTGGTAGAAAATATAAAAAATAGGAGTAAATAATGAGCTGTGAGTATGAAATCGTAGATGAGTACTTGGAGAACCACCCAGTGGATAAGAAAGAAGTTATTAACAACTTAAATGATTTTGATCTGAAGCTGGAAAAATCAGACGATGACGGTATATGTATTACTGATGGTGATAAATATATATGGTTATGGTGTGATAAACAAGGACGAATATCAAAAGGTACACGCTACGGCATTCAAAATATATGGAACGAAAACTTAATAAATCATTTAGAACGATTATTTTCTAAATTGTGTGCTACGGATATTAAGTTTATAGACGAACATTCGGAAGAATATTTTATGGTTCATCCGATGCATACGGATTAGGTCGTCATAACCGGGGGACGCTTCTTAACAGGAGCGTCCTTTTTTATTTACGATGGAACAGGCGCGTATTGGTGGTACGTATATAGGAAGATTTCTAAAAAAAAATATTTATTTATGTCCCCCATGTCTAATAAATACAATAACGTAATAATGTTCTTAAAAATCATATATATAGGTGTGCGGAAAATGTATTGGGAACATTCTGCGTGCCAATAATATGGCGGTCTCGATCCGAGATTAACGACTCAACAGACTCAATCCGAATATTCGTTAATATAGGTGTTTACAACAGGATAAAAATATAATATAATATATATAAGATGGTTAATAGGTTAACTGTCGTAACTAGAAAGGAGAAACAGATGTTTGTTTTAAAAACAGATGTTGCCTATGATTGGCCGTTCGATGACTTTTGTAAATTTTGTGAAAGATATGACGCAAAGTTCGAAGTTATTGAAGCGATCGGGCCAGGCGGCGGTAATCCTTATGTTAAGTTTTCGTTTCCAAAACGTTTACCAAGGCATGAGGAGTTAATGTTCGCGCCAGACTTAGCCAAGGGCGAACCTTTAGAATACGAAAAGGAGTAAACTGATGCACTATTCAGAACTTATTTCTGATACCATGAAGAAGGTAGACATTATGATGAAAAATCATCCAGATGCTAGCACCGAAATGAATATCAGACGTAAAGAGGTAGAGAGCGTTTGCGAAAACATAACCAAACAGTTAAGTATTATTGAAGATTTTAATAAAAAGCTAACTGCGTGGTTGGAGAATCAAAATGCCTCGTAGAGTATCAGTCGATCTTAACCAAAACGTGTTTGGTTTGATCGCACTGGTGAAGCAATATGGCCGACAGTTAGAGTTTTCTACTGAGCGTATTGCAGAAATAAGACGAGATATGACTAGTGGTACACACGAACACGCCAAAAACGTGTTTCGTAAGAACTTTGGTCATGTTGTTAACTGTATAGATATGGAGGATGACTAATATGGAACTGAAGATAGTATTTAACGAGAATACTGTCAACTGGAGTGGGTCGTTTAAGACGGCCCACGATCTAGATGACAATATAATGACGCACAGACAATTGCAGTCAGCCATAGTACGTGAACTTATGAGCTGTCTCCAAGATGCTGGAGTCTATCAGATGTCTGTTATAACATCAGGGGATTCAAATGAATAAAGAACAAAAGTATGCCCGACATCTAAAAGTCGGTCATCGTGTTAAGTTTTCTGATGATGCATGGGCTGTTCTGCACAATAGTGAGGTGGATATCTCATTGTTGTCAGGTACAGTCGTGCAGAATGACTTTATTGATAAAGTTAAAACGTTCTCTCCTTCAATCTGGGTTAAAATGGACAAACATATTCCAGGTTTTGAGGAATGGGACAACAGTATACAATTCACCGCTAGTGGTGATGGTGGTACACAGATAGAATATCTGTTTAATGCAGATATAACAATAATGGAGGTATAAATGTCGAAAATGACTAAAAAAGAGGCACTGCCAGTAGCTATGTGCCTCATTGAGATGTGTAAGATGCTCAACGAAGGGTATCTACGCATTCAACACATGAAAACTGAACGGTTAAATGAGGATAGTACGTACGAGAATACCCCTGAGCAAGCCGCTGAATGGCTTTTAGGGGTATTTACAAGTTATAATACAGATCCCATGACGGTACTTTATAAATTAATGAAGGAATATGACTTACAAGACGAATTAGGTATCTCAGATGAGGCCTATGAGAAATATAAAACGATGTATAACGGAGGACAGTCAAATGGACGAGCAAACTAAAAGAATAAGGATGATTGCAGTAACAAAAGAAATGCATGAATTATTGAAGCGTGTAGCTCATGAGAATTGTAGGACGATGATGGATCAAATTATGTATATGCTGATCAAATGTGGTTATGCAGATAGTAATTTAAAACAAACTCGTACCTATAATAAAAAGCAGTCAGATAGTAAATTTAGTAGTTAATATCTGACAAAATACGTGATACAATGGTATTACGAAATTAATTGACAATACAGGAGAAAGTTATGTCACACATGGTAGAAACCATGGCTTATGCTGGCAAGACACCTTGGCACGGCTTAGGGAATAAGGTTGATGACAACCTTACACCTCAACAAATGTTGAAAGCTGCAGGCCTTGAGTGGCAAGTTCAGAAGAAGCCTGTTTACCACTTGACTGACAAGTCTTATGTTAAATCTGATAAGTGGAATATCTTAGTAAGATCTGACAACAATAAGATTCTTGGTCCATGTGGTAACAACTATATGCCTATTCAAAACTCTGAAGTTTTTAGTTTCTTTGAAAAGTTTACTAAAGGCGGTAAGATGAAGATGGACACAGCGGGTTCTCTTGACGATGGTCGTCATGTTTGGGGATTAGCCTCTATTCAAGATGGTTTTTCCGTAACTAAAGGCGATGATGTCGAGGGATATTTACTTATTTCACACCCACATCAGTGGGGTAAAGCATTAACTATAATGTTTACTAACATTCGTGTTGTGTGCAATAACACAATCACAGCTGCTTTGAATGATACAGGGGCTACGAAGTTTCGTATGCCACACGTTCAAGCATTTAGTGAGGAAGTACAGTGGCGAGCACAGGAAGCTCTGGGCCTAGCTAAAACACATATGAAAGAGTTCAAGGAACAAGCTCAGTTCTTAGCTAAGAAGAAATACAAGGAAGAAGCTCTTATCGAGTTTATCCATAGACAATTTGATAAGAACAAGGTGTTTGACAACAAGGTTGCTATTAAAGACCAGTGGAGTCAGACATCCAGTAGAATTTATCAGCTTGTGCATAAACAACCAGGCGCTAAGCTGTCTGAAGGTACGTGGTGGTCAGCATTAAATGCTGTTACGTATCATGCAGACCATGAGGCTGGACGTGATCGTAACGCTGCATTAAGATCGGCTTGGTTCGGTTCTAAGGCAGTTGTTAAGCGTAATGCTCTTAAATTGGCAACGGAATATGCTAAGGCCGCGTAAATATTATATTTGGCGGTCAAATCCGGGGAACGTGCCTCTGCCTAAGCAAGCACGTGCCCTATTTAACATTATCCGTGAACGAAAATACATAGAGTATGCAGATCTTGTTAAAGAAGTGATTGTGGAGGTTAAGACTCGTCAGCAAGCAACTCGAATTATAACCTACTATACAGGTCATTTATTGAGACGCAAGCTTATAGATGTCTTAACCACCTACAATAGTTTAATTAAAAATTGTCCACATTGTGGAGGAGATATATAATGCCGAATCCAAATAGGAAGATCGACAAAACTATGCTCTCTATAGATAGTGCTGAGAACAGAGGGTTCTTGCACCGTGACTATATCGCTCATTGTTTAAGATGGACGCACGTTGCTCGACACTTAATGAATCAAAAGCGCTATGCAACAGCGAGAGTATTAGATGTAGGATGTGGTAAAGAGATACCACTGGCTAAATTACTACATTCGTCACGCATGAAACCATCAGAGTATTATGCGGTTGATGTTAATCAGCTAGATTTACCAAAACAATTTGAAAATGCAAGTTGGAAACCTAAATTAGCTGGTAAAACAGACGTATGTACATTAACAGTTGAAGACTTTGATAACGAAAAACCAAACACTATAGCATGTTTTGAGGTTTTAGAACATGTTGCACCTGAACATTCACGTAGGATGTTAGGTAAGTTGTACGATCTATTAGAAGTTCAGGGAGATTGTTTTATTAGTACACCTTGCTGGGACCCAGATGTAGGTGCTGCTAACAATCATATCAACGAAATGACTTATCAAGCATTAGGAGCTATGATTG